TGATTAAATCCCTCGATCAGGTCGATATATTCACCAACTCGTTGATGCGCTCCTAAGAACCATTCACCAGTTCGCGATCCCCGAACTCTGTATTCACATAAACCCTGAAAGACTTACCCGCTCTTTTGAGCTGCTTCACCTTCCGATCGATTAGTGAATCGTATTGGTCCTCTGGACACTTGCGAGTCATAACGAAACCGGATCCGTTCCTAGTTTCTAAAAACTCTTCCAACTCATATATATCACTCATATCCCCGCTCCTTTTTCCATTCTCGGATTATGTAATTTGCCTCTGGTCCTGCGTCCCACTGTCCATCCAGTGCTCTCCGCAAAACCTTCAGCCCCTTCTTATCAACCGTCTTAGACTGTTCCACATGGAACAATCTACCCACGTTATCTAATGTCTGAAAGTATTTTTCCATTAGTCATCGTCCTTCTCGACCACATAATCTTTTGTGATCGTACCCAGGCTTGCATCGCCTCTCCAATGAGGTTTGATGTAGATCGTTTTGTAAATGTTGCCGTGTGCATCTCGATAGTGTCTCTCATGACCCGCGACTTGATGTCGTTTGACTCCGTAAGCCTCAGTTCTCCTCGGCCCTTTCGGGTTTATGATGCGTCCCTTCGTTTTCGGCAGCTTGAGGACCACGCGATGGTGAGAATCAGAAGGCGTGACCTCTCTTTTCAGTTTTAGACTTTGAATTCCTATGTCCTTCGGCTCTTGAACGAACCAATCAAAATTCATAAGGCTGAGTATTGCCATCAGCCGAGCATATTTTCTTGGTTCAAGAGATTGGAAGTTGTTCTCTTGGAAGGTCTCGAAGCGGTTCGCGCCTGGATCTATGAATCTATTGAATTGGTTTGTCATACGAACCATTACGGGATCTAAAGCCTCAGAAAACTGATGGTTTGGTGAACCGAGAAACCAAAGATTCTTAAATGTTTTCGGCATAGCCTCGTCAGAACCTGGTGGTATAATCTGGCCTTGTTCGCTCCAGATATCTGTATCTAGCACAGTGGGGTTGAGACCAGCAGACTGGTCACTGTCTTTAGGTTGATAAAAATGATCGATCTTGAACATGTCTCCAACGACAGGGCGTTTGTAACCCGCGTAATTTTTGCTTACTTTCCCAGTGGATTTGCTATACACAGTAAATTCATTCCTGGTCTCAATCCAAAAAGCTTCTAGCCCGTTTTTAACGTTGGATATACCCTCTAGATCCATCTCTACCCACATGTTGTAATGTCTGGGCCTCCCGTTGAGAATCGCTTTTCTTAACTGCGACTGATTACCTTTTTCTACTTGTGGCTGGAGATAATCCAGTATTTCGTTAGTGATTTCATAAGTGACGCTAGACTGTAAGTTGTTAGTCCACTTTTTGATGTTCTTTTTCACCAACGCTTTCCACCTGGGTGTGTTCTTCATGCTGTTACAACCGTGCAAACGGATGTATGGCTTTTGTATCGCGTGAATGACCTCTTGCTTCAGATCACCTAACTCCATATCGCTCATAGTTTCTCCTCAAAAAACCCCGCCTTTTGGCCCACACGGACGGGAACGTGTGATCTTAGGACGCGGAGTAAATGCACCCTTGGCCAAGACACAACCTACCAAAAGAGTGTCGTGTTGTAAAGTATTAGAAACTATTGATCAACGACACGGTATGAAGTACCATTTTGCAATCATTTGAGGAGATAGAAATGACAGCAGCAGAAAAGAAAAGGTTTTACAACCGAGTGCGGAGAACTTGCTTGAAGCATGGCGTAGACATTATTTATGATGGCGCCATCCACGCTTACGAGGGCATCAAACTAGTGAAGGACAACTGGACCTTGGCAGAACAACATTGCGACGATCGAGGTTTCCCATTGAGCATAGACTGGAAAGAGTTGTCTGAGAAGCTAGAGAGCCAAGGCTACACTGGAGGCGTCAAGTGAGCATCAACCCAATCAAGAAGGTCAACAAGATCTACGGCTATGTGCGGGTATCTACCGATGAGCAAGCAGCTCACGGTATCTCGCTAGAGACTCAGAAGAAAGAGATCTCTGAGTTTGTGAAAGGTAAATACCATTGTGAGGTTGATGCGTTCTTTGAGGACGATGGCTACTCAGGCAAGATCCCAGTGATCGTAAACGGCGAAGCAAATCCAGAGCGACCAGGTATGGCTGACTTGCTCAACAATCTAGAAGAGTATGATGTGGTCATCACCACCCGCCTCGATCGATTGTCGCGCAGCACCAACGATCTTCTCGGTCTGATACCTTACTTCCAAGAGGTCTACATGACGCTCTTCTTTTGTGAGCAGTTTGGTGATGTGCCAGTGGTCTATCCTAAACCGACTTCAGAAGCAGGACTCAAGGCTCGGTTCGACATGGGCGATATGGCCAACAAGATTATGTTGATGGTTTTATCAGCAGTGGCTGAGATAGAACACGGCACGATCAAGGATCGGTTCTCCTCGGGAAAGCTCGACTGGGCAGAGCGAGGATATGCGATTGGTGGTGCCGCACCTTTTGGTTTCAAGAAAGAAGCTGAGTATCACGGTAACTCAAAGCGAAGGTATAAATTAGTTCCCGATCCTGAGACCCATCATATCTATCAGCACATCATCAAGATGGCTAAGCGAAAGAATGGTAAGTCGATGCAAAAGATTGCTGATGAAATCAATTCTACCTACCCAGGGCAGAATATGTACAAGCAAAAAATTAGCAGAATTGTGAATAGGAAATACCAAGGGATTGCCGCATAATCTAGGGCTCTAATTACAGAGCGCGACATGACTGCACTGGAAGATATTCAGGAAGCGATCAAGGAAATGGAGCAGTCCCTGGAAACGGATTTTATGACTGACGCAGTCAAAGATATCATGACCAGGGCTGTTGCATTTCTGAAGGACGCCGAATCTAAGCTAGATGGCTAATATAAACGGCTGGGGCCGTGGCACCTGGGGTGAAGGCGCCTGGAACGAAGTCCTCCCAGTTGAGCCCACCGGCCAAGGCGCCACTTCTGCCCTTGGCACCCCCACTGTAGTAGCCAAAGCCAACGTAACGGTTACCGGTCTTGGCATGACCACTGGAGTCGGCGCGGTCACGGTGGTGGCCAAAGCGACTGCTTCTCCCAGCGGCCAACAAGCAACAACCGCTCTTAACGCTTCAGTCTCTGTAACTGCCAAAGCGAATGTCTCGCCGACAGGTCAAGGCGCTACATCAGCGGTTGGCCAAACAACAGTCGTAGCACGAGCGATCGTCAACGCACCGGTCATCACTGGTATGACCAGTGGAGTGGGATCCGTATCGACTACAGCGAAAGCAAACGTATCACCCACCGGCCAGGGTATGACTTCTGGTTTGGGGTCGGTCACCACCAAGGGTGACAACAATATATCGCTCGATGGTTTCCAGCTCACCTCAAGTGTGGGTGTAG